CGAGTATTCTACAACATATTAGGAACTATATGAAGAAGGAACGTCGTGAGGCTTGAAACAAAGCTCAGATGGACGACCTATATAGTCAACTAATAAACCGATCTAGGGACCCTCCCCTAGACCTTCATCGTTACGTGGTTGCGACCCAATCCAAATGGGATTGCGCCACAACGCGTATGATACTTACTTAATTTCATACCATGAGGGACCTCAAACGTCATGAGTGCGTTATCTAAACTAAACTGCTTAACCCAGGGAACGGATTTAACCGAACTGACCTCTTCAAGAGGATAACCCCTTAGAGGCATCTGAGTATCGAATAAATTCGAACCAGACCTATTGAGCAGTTCCCATGCAACGCGACGATCACTTGGACTTATCCAAAACTTCCATCCTGGTGGTGGGACTACTCCCATCCCGCCAGACGAAAGAGGTAAGAACAAATTTCTTACATAAAGTGATCTCTTTGAACTCCAATTAATGACGCCGGCGCACTCGCGCCTTATGTCCTTAGCATGAAAGGCTAAGTACCGTTTAAGTAGATGAGTAGCTTTACCTGGTAGAGTTCCTTGTAAAAGGCATCCTATATTAGCTGCATAACCTGCAGTAGGATCTTGGCCGAGGTGAGCCTTTGCTAATAAATAGCGACCCTCCTCATATTTACAATAGAACTCTCCATCGCAACTCTTATTCGACTCCCTATTCTGTACCTTGTGCTGACCAAAGAATAAACCAGTATTAAGATAGTCTATCTGCCAAGGAGTGGCACGGCTATTCTTAAGGTTATAATGGGCACTAACAGAATTAATATTTGCATATTCAAAATGATGATATGCCTTACCAACACTCATTTCCAAACCAACCTTCGCAGCAACATCAACATGATGTTTCCATAAGGACTCATTGGCTGAATACAACATATCGTCACCATTAATCAAAACATGATTAAGACGATCGTGGTCATTCCAATGACGCTGTGCTAACTGTGTAACTTTAAGATACACCCCCAAATTGGCTAAACACAAAATAGGAAATGAAAGAATAGATCCCATTAACTGGCCATTCTGCTGCATACCTTTGAAGACTCGACACCCGGGTGATCCCGGAATAGGATAATGAAGAGCATGAGGTCCAAGGACCTCAAGAGCTCTCTCCTTTAAGTACGGAGGCAGTTCCGCGATTATAAATCGAAGAATCCGACCAGCATACTTCCACGAGAGTCCATCGGTCGCAGCAGAGTAATCTATAGAAAACCATTGATCCCAAGGATCAGAACGTTCTTTAAGATCTATTAAATCTGTTGGACTAAATGGTCGACCGATCAAACGAAAGCAGCAAAGATGCTTCATTGCTGAATGCATAGCTTTCTGAAGGGGTTTACAACTATAATACGGCAGAGCTTCTCCCTTGGAGATAACCCGAACTTTCATAGGTTCGAGGACCGCCTGTATTGTACAACACCTAGATCGTCGATCAAGAATATAGGAGTGATATTTCAATGAATTCCACTCATCTACACCATAATCAACTCTAACTTCGGTAACAACATTGTGCCTGATGCCATGAGCTGTATGAACTACCGTATCAAAACGCATCCCATAAAATTCTTTAATTGGGTCGTATTGCGTTAATAATACTTTATCATCACGTCTACTCAGGCCGCA